ATTTAAATTTTATCTTAATGAATTAACACATCTTCTCCGTTACACAAGGATTGTCTCCCTCCGTTCTCGCATTTAAAAGTATGTTATTCAAATTTTGCATTGTGTTGTCTTTTTTATTAAATATATCTCACTTTTTGAAAAGTTCAATAGTTAGTTAAAAATTTTAACAAATTGGTTTAGATTATTTTAATAATTTAACTTTGAGACTTTCTAATAATGGTCGTTTCTCAACATTTTTGATGATTGTAACATTACTTACATTGTTAGGGTTTTCACCGTACTTGTTATGACCCTTATCGCCTTTCATACAGTATAAAACTAAATTAACGATTGGGATTAACATTAACCACCCACTTTTACCTGTGTCGTGTATTCTTCTCACACAAACTGCGATAGATGGGATAATCATTCCGATAAAATAAATGAAATTTAAAACACCTTGTCCACCACCATCTACAGGGATTACTGTACTGAACCCAAGATTCATTTCAAGAATTATTAGTTCAAATACCATCAATCCAAATATGATTAACAAATTGAACAATTGGAACATCCAAAATTCTTTTCTACTTGTGCGACCTTTGAAGTTGAAGTAGTTTTTGACAACGTTTAAATAAAATTTCATTTTTAATAAGATTTAAAATATTTCCTACTCTTAAGCTTTTCGGATTCCTCTATTAGTTTGTGTTTACAAATCTACAATTTTAATTTAGACCGCCAAATTATTATTAAATAAAACTTCACCTTCTGTCATATATTCTTTTTTCACTTTTTCAATCAAGGATTTCAAAGCGGAGTTACCTTGTGTTGTTTTTTTAAGGTCCTCAAGTTTAGGACTACCTTTAAAACCAATCTTAGTATAAGACGTTCCGTTTTTTTTACCCCACACAATGTTAGTTAAACACAACTTGTCAATTTTCTTTTGTTCCTTTTCTTTTTCTTTCTCGAATAGAATATCATCAATAACTGAATCAAGTGTTCGTGGATAACCAAACTCTTTTGGTAAAGTTTTACAATAGTTATAAACCTCATCTAAAACTTTAGACATACCTTCATTTAAAGGTTGGATATTTGTATTACCACCGTGTCCGTCATTTTGAGCGTATGCCGTTTTTTTACCATTTATAAAAACATCAGCCATAAAACAAGTACTTTCTTCGCTAAACATTTTGTTAATCTTTACATTTTTAAGTTCTATTTTCATAATATCTTGGTTTATTTATTTGTCTTACAAAGATATGTATTTAATCCCGTTCTGCCTAATCTTTTTTAATTTTTTTTTAAGTGGGTGAGGAGGGATTCGAACCCCCACGCGATTAAGACCTGAGCTACAATCAGGCGAGCCAGCCAATTGCTCAACACACCCATAAAGAAAATATCGTAGATTGTCCTTCACAATTTAACGGCGGGTTTGAACTTAATCAACTCTCCTACGATATCTTGGTTGGAGGGGAGGGATTTGAACCCCCGTACTCTTACGAGAACAGATTTACAGTCTGTCGCCTTTAACCACTCGGCCACCCTCCAATAATATGACAATTAATGTCATTTCGCGCACCACCAAGGACTCGAACCCTGACCAAATGGGTTGGAACCATTTATGCTAGCCATTACACCAATGATGCGAATAATGAAATTTTTATATTTCATTGAGGACAGAGAGAGGTTCGAACTCTCGAATAATGGATTTGCAGTCCACCCCCTTAGACCACTCAGGCATCTGTCCAATTTAATATTAAGTCGCGAGTAATCCATCTGTCGCTTATTACTAGAATCTTGTGGTTTACTTACTATAGTTCATACCGTTACCACTAGGAAACCCAACTTAATATTTTGTAGCCCCTGTAGGACTCGAACCTACACTATCTTGTATGTAAAACAAGTACTTCACCTTTAAGCTAAAGGGCTATTCACTAACTTTCTTGGTAGCGGCACCTTTACACGGCCGATAGTTCTACTTGTGATGGTGACTCCGGTGAGAATCGAACTCACGACCCGTACATTAAAAGTGTACTGCTCTAAACCAACTGAGCTACGAAGTCATTATTTTTTGTCGGAATGGTAGGGTTCGAACCTACGACCTTTCACGTATCAGGCGAATGCTCTAACCAACTGAGCTACATTCCGTTAATTTTTGTAGGGTAGACAGGACTCGAACCTGCATCTTCTTCGTCCCAAACGAAGTGGCTTAGCCAATTAGCCAACTACCCTATTTATTTGTCTAACAAAGATATGTAATCATTTTCATTCTCACAATACCTTTGTAATATTTTTTTGTACCGAGTATGGGTTTCGAACCCACTTGACCATCCTTATGAGAGATAGTTCTTTTCCTCTAAGCCTCGGTGTTTCTGCGGAAGATGTAGGGTTCGAACCTACGTATCATATTTCAGACCTACTTGTTTAGCAAACAAGCCTCTTTACCAATTTGAGTAATCTTCCAAATTACACCGACCTAGCTCGGTATCACACATCGGATACGTAGTCCCCCAAGGACTCGAACCTTGACTTTATCGTCCGTAGCGATAGGTGCTATCCATTACACCAAGGAACCAAATAATAAGGTTGGAGACTTATAATCGACCATTATTAGGTCTGAGCCTTATAATCACCCATTATTAGGTCTGGACCTTATAATTTTTCTTCATTTTGTTTAATGTAATCTAATGCAATGTGTATCAAACCATTGAGATATTGCCATTTAGGACTTGCGTTCGGATAATGACCGAATATCTCAACTAATTTTTCTTCTTGCCATTTCCTTTCACTAATGATTGGAGATAACCATCGACCATTTTCTAAGTCGGCATTTACAAATGTTTTTTCTGTCTCTGCGATTTCTAAGTTTTAAAAATTAATTGGGAGTATAGTGAGATTCGAACTCACCCTATTAGCACCACAAACTAACGTGCTCGACCACTGACACTATATACTCCATAAAAACCCCACTTCATCAGCTTAACGGACTGACTGCCATATGGAGGTGGGGGTATCCTGTTAATTCAGGACCTCGTGGGACAGGAGGGAATCGAACCCCCATTGCTTGTTCTTCAGACAAGTGCCTTGACCAACTTGGCAACTGACCCAATTTATTGTTGTCCCGGCAGGAATCGAACCTGCGATATCCACATTCAAAGTGTGGTGGCTCTGCCAACGTCGCCTACAGGACAATAATGGTTACTTACGTAACCTTTTAATTAATTTTCTCAACAATCTAAATTTTATTTTAACCTCTTTAGGTTGTTGTCTTAACAATACTCTACTTGACTCAAATGTTCCCGTCAATACTTCTTTTCTTTTCATTTTACTTTTTATTTTGCGGAAGACGAGGGAATCGAACCCCCAAAGCTTTTACACCCAGCCGCTTTCAAGGCGGTGTCCTCGTCCATTCGGGCGCCTTCCGTATTATTATCTAAACCAATAAGTCAATGAACTTTTCTGTTGTCAAAGGTACAAATTTCATTTTGTACTTTCCAAATTTTATTTCAAAAAAAAACCCCCGAACTTTTGGTTCAGGGGTCTAATCAAATTAGTATTCGTTAATACTTAACTTAATATGTTTTCTGAACCATATGACGTGCTAAACCACATCGGATACGATACGCTACAAACGCGAATCTGTTTCGATGGACTTACTTGTTTAATATGTTGTTCAGTTGTTCTCATTTTTTTTATTCTTTTAATATATATCTACAAATTTAGTAAAAGTTCTTCGATTGTCAAGTTTTTCTTTAATTTTTTCTACAATTTTCACAAAAATCGGTGTTAGTGTCATCATTATTACGATTTACCGACATAACACAATTCGGATTATCACAATGACGTAACCCTTGATTATGTCCTATCTCGTGAATTATCACACGTTTTAACTCTCTTGAATGGTTTTTACCTAGAATTACTATATTACCAAACATTTCACCCTGACCCCCCACAAATTCATCCATATACTCAGAATAACATTTGTCATTAGTTACTATGATTTTATTAATATCATTATCAAAATCACTTAAACATTTATCGGAGTTAATTGAACCGTCAATATAATATTCAGGTCCTAAAACTATTGGGTCAATTATTTTAGTTGGTACACCATACGTTTGTTCGACAATTTGTTTTGTTTGAAGTAACGTTCTATAATTATAATGTCCCATCCCTTGAATTGTGATTGTGTCCCCATCGGTCATTTCTTTCACATCAAATAATGATGATAACCCATTTGATGAGGTTTCTTCACACGAGAATAATCCTAAACTTAATGTCACCCCTAATAATACTTTTCCAAATAATTGTTTCATATTTCTAATTTTAGTTTTAACAAATGTACAAAAATTATTTTAATTGTTGTTCTTCCATTCTTTCCAATAATCGAAATCTTTCAAATCCTCCAAAAATTTTTTAGGTACTGACACATATTCTTCAGAATCACTAATTTCTGACATCATAACCATAAAAGATTGACCATCTAAGGAACTACAGAATTTTCTGTGTTCTTCTTCTAACAATTCGTGAAAACTCCCCATATTATATTTTTTTAACTACATAAACGTGACCTGAATCCGAATTTGTTTGAAAAATGTCTTTCATTTTTTCCGCTTCACTTTCGGTTTCAAATTCCCAAACTTCAGTGTTTGAATTTAATAATACAACAGGTAAAGTTTTTCCTGTTTTTTTGTTTTTCACACTTTTGATGATAACATACATACCCATAACATTTAATATTTTTGTAAAGATATATACAATTTTCATTAAATCAAACTTTTTAAAATTTTTGACTATTAATATTTTTAGACATATGTTTAATAACAAAATAAATAAAAATGGATAAGGTATTAGTATTAAACTCAGATTATACCCCAATTAACGTAACAACAACGATACGTGGGTATAATTTAGTTATCAAAGGTAAGGCGGAGATATTGAAGACGGGGGAAAAACCTATTGTAACCGGTAGTACACCTGTGCTTAGACCTTTGATTATTAGATTATTGAGTTACGTTAAATTCAGAGTTCGTAACTTGAAAATAAATAGACACAGAATTTTTAAACGAGATAATTACGAATGTGCTTATTGTGGTGGTTCTAAACATTTAACAATTGACCATATTGTTCCCAAATCAAGAGGTGGGGGTAATACTTGGACCAACTTGGTTACTTGTTGTAGAAACTGTAATAGAACTAAAGATGATAAAACACCTGATGAAGCGGGAATGAAATTAAAATATAAACCATTTGAACCTTCAATTTTTTCAAATGTGATTAACCCATCCATTGAGGACATTTGGGTTGATTTCCAAAAGACATTTAGTTAAAAAACAAAGAGGTGTCTCTCGACACCTCGTTGCTAGATTCGGAACACCCCCTTTCTTTTAAAATGGTTTATTCCTCCCGGGCACTACCCCGGAGGTAAGTTTAAGATAACGCTTTTTGTTTCATTGTATTAAAAACGCCGTCCATATTTCCACCAATTTTTGATAATGTAGGACATATCGCCGAAGCTAACCCTCTTTCAATTGATTGTGCGAAATCAGTACTATCTAAACCTTGTACTATCGCATTTCTCAACACATCATAAAAACCACCTGTCAATCCTGCTTTATCTTTAACTTTGTCTAAAGATTCTTCAGCGATTGATTTAGCGATTAATGGTGTTAAATAATCACAAGTCAATATTTTACCTGAAGCGTAATCACCAATTGGAATATTACCGATTGCTTTAACTATTGTTCCGGCAATCCAACTATCAGTATCAATACCTAATTTATTCAAAATTGTCTCAACGATTTTTTCTTTGAAATACCCTAAAATACCTTCAGTACCTATCCCGAATAACCCTGATAATGAATCCATCAATCCTTCAGATACTAATTTTGGTGTTAAACCTAAATTAACTAAATCAAAAGATTCGTGGATTAAATCAGATACTGAATCAATTTTAACTTTTTTTGATTCGGTAATCACATTAAAACGTGACTTTATTATTTTATTTTCTGAAACTAACGTTTTTTTTTTACTTTCAGACAACATACTTAGTTTTGTCTTAATGATTGATTTTAATAAATCATCTTTTGATTCTTTAAGTGCTTGTTCAAATTTACTTCTCAATCCAAAAGGTCCGTTATTTCGTTTTAAGAAATCAATCTCATCTTGAATCCCCATAATCCCTTTTAAATAGTTAGTTCCTTGTGTTGCACACATATATGAATTTTCTTTAGCATTTTCCACATCTGCAGGTTCAACCCCTCTAGTTTGAACTTTACCTGTTGCTAATTTATACAATAATTTAATAGAAATTTGACATTCTTTTCTACCCATTTTTGTCCCCTCAATACTAGCTAACAAATTTTTAACAGTTTCAGTTGCTTTACCTTTTTCTACATTAACACTTGATTTCCAAACTTGTAAACCTTTAACGGGTTTACCATTTTTTTGTAACGTTGCGGTAAATTCATCAACTAAACTAGCCCCACCATTTTTGTTTAACATATCTAAAGCGTCCTTACCTGAATTATATTCGGCAGTACCATACTTTGGTTCTGTTAAAGTATAACCTAATTTTTTGAAGAACGCTTCAATATTCGGCATTTGATTAATGAATTCATTCGCAATTGAGGTTAATTGGTAAATAAAGTGTACATTAGGTTTAGTAAATAATTCAGGTTTAAGTGAATATAAATCAATTTGTTTATAAGTTCCTGTTCCTAATCCTTTTTTAACTTCATCACTTAATTTTGCAAATCCTTTATTTTGACCTAATAATCCTTCAATAAATTTAGTTTGGTCAGGACCTAACGGTGCTTCAATTTTACCTTTTGCTGCCTCACAAGCCGAATATGACCCTGAGTTATTAAGTTTACCGTCAGCTGATAACGCTTCAAAAGTAAAATCGTTATACAAGTAAACAACACCTTTACCCGGTACATTTTGAATTAATGCCGGTTTATTGTTGGATTTATTAACTCCCAATTGATACCCTTTCCAACCACAGTCAGATAAAATAACTGATAATGTTGGGTCTTGAGTTGATGCTTGTTCTTTTAATATTTTTCTCATTTTTATATCTGTTTTAATCAAATTAAGTTTATTTAAATAAATTTGAAGCGTTTTCTGCGTCAATATTAGTTAATTCAAAATTGGTTGCTGGATTTATTGTTGTTGTTGTAGTTGTTGAAGATGTTGATGACCCACAATTCGCTTTTATTTTATCATACACTTCTTTAGTGATTTCAGTACCATAACCTTTATCGGTTAATGCCTTTTCAGTTTTTGGACCAAACTTACCATCGGCACTTAAACCTAAACAACCTTGAACTTCAGAAACTAATGTACTCTGACAACCTTTTTTGTATGGGTAATCAGTACAGTTAGAATATGTGGTTTTTCCTCCACCGTTTCCACCTCCACCGTTTCCACCGCCGTTTCCACCACCATCGTCAGTTTGGTTTGGGTCTTCAACAAGACCGTTTTGATTTAACCAATCTTTCATTGCAAAATAAGTAACACCTGCAACTGCGGCCCAAGCTAACATTTTTCTTTTTGAAATTACAAATTTACCTAAACTTTTATTATATTTTAAAAATCCTTTTTGGAACCATTGTTTTTTCTTCAAACTTGAAAGTTTACCTTTACCACTATTGTAGTATTCTTTAAACTTATCTTTAAATCTTTGAATGTAAGATTCTTTAGCCAACGCAGTAGTTTTAGATGATTGTTCAGCAGCTTTAGAACCACCTTCGAACGCTTTACCTGTTTCACCGACTTTACCTGTTTTTGCGATGTCTTCCGCACTTTTAAGTTTACCACCTATACTTTCAGTTTGTTTAACAATTGATGTTATGGCTTCATCACTATATCCGGCAGTTTTTAACGCTTTCTCGTATTGTGCTTGACCTTGACTAAGTTCGGTTGCGTATTTAGATAAGAATTTTTGATTTCTAACTAAGTTACTTGCCGCGGCATCAACCAAAGTTTTGTTAGTGGTCTTAGAATGTAATATTGCCAATTCTAATTCACCTTTCAGTGAACTTGTCAACTTATTTAATTTAATTGCACTTATTAATTCTTCGGCAGTTCTAACACCTGTTTTTGTTCCACCTTTAAATAATTCAACTTCTTTTAAGGCATCAGCAACTTTGGAATCTTTCATCATTGTTTGAAGTACCCCTTCAAGTTCCTTTGCAACTAAAGACCCTGTACTTACCAAATCTTTTATTACTCCACCACCTTCATTTAATATTTCGTCAATATTTTCTGTTAATGTTTTTTTATTGTCGTAATTCATTAACAATACTTGACGTTTTAGTTCATCGTTGTTCATCTTAATAATTTTATAATTTATTTGTATCGTAATCTGAGACTACTTTGGAAGCCGCCAATGCGGTTCCAATATCGGTTTCAGTTTTACCTTGTTTATATTCCCCATAAGTCCCGACACCCGCAAGTAACGCTCCTGTACCAAGACCCGATTTAACACCTCCTCTAATATTATATTTGGCGGTGTTAGCACCTGTTTTACCTAATGCGTTTGTTATTGTTTTTGTTAAAGAATCAATAAAACCACCAAGTTTACCTAAGATACCATTAATGAATTTAGCACCTTTTGGGAACGCTTTAGATAAAAATGATGATACTTTTTGTAACATTCCTGGGGCTTTCTCAGCCGCACCTACCATACTTGTTAACGCCTGTTTACCAACACCTGTTTTGGCGAATTCGGCAATATCTTTAGCTCCCGTGGCAGCCGTTTTAACTGATTTAGCTGCCATACCTGTGGTTACTAAACCTAAGATATCAATACCTAAAAATAATAGTCTTTGCCAAGTTGGTAATTGTTCTTCATAATTACCACTAACCATTTCATATATGTCTAACGCAACAATGATTCCCCATACTGACATTTGTACCACTTTACCCGCACCTGCAGTGGCAACACCTGTTGCGACTAAAATTGCGTCAAGTAATAAACCAACAGGGTGATACATTGCACTTCTTATTTTTCTAAAAAGATATAAGACACCTTGACCTAATAATTTAAAGACTTCTTTCCATTCACCCTTACTTATTTTTTCAATTAATGACTTAGCACCTTTATATGTGTCTTTGGCGAAGTTTACGAACCCATCAACGGTTGATTTACCTGTCTTAACAACCCAATCTTTAAAACTACTTAATATCCCCTCATTAACTAATATTTTAACTGCGGATTTCAATTCGTTTAAATTTTGTTTACCCTCAAGTAATAGTTTGTTATTTAAAACATTTTCAGCGTTTTCTTTTAATTGTTTAGATAAATTTGAAGTTGAGAATGTGTGGTGTAAAAATATTTTAAGAGTGTTATAGTCTTCCCAAATATTACCAAGTTTTACTTTATTTTTAACATCGTATAAGTCATCCAAAAACACAACGTAATTTTCGTCAGGGGATAACCAATCAGTAATTACGAAATCGTCATTAGTACCCTCATACATATTTAATATATGTGACTTTTCTGACTCGTTAATAATTAATTTACTCATAATTAATTTTATTATATAAATACAGTCTAAACTAAAAAAGTAACCGTTTACAATAAAGTATTCGCTTTACCTCTATTTATTTTTACAATGTCAGCCCATTTAGTTAAACCGATTTGATTTGCAGGTCCTCTAGTTACACCTGACTCCCATTTAGTGACAGTTGGATAAGCGGGTTTACCACCTCCACCACCACCTGTACTCGGAGCTGCTGCCGCGGCATCTTGTTCCCCAAGTTCTCCCGAATCATCAAAATTTGTGAAATGGTTTAAAATTCCTATTATGTTGTCAATATTACTCATATTGTATAAATATTTTTGTAATCTTAAATATTTTAGTATATTTGTTGAAAATATGAATTGTATGAAATATATTGTAATAATCTTAATCTCACTGTTAACTTTAACGTCTTGTTATAAACAGTATTCTCAACCAAAAACATTATCATTAAGCGGTGAATACATCGTCGATAAAATCACTTACTCTAAAGTGGAGAATTCGACAACACCTGACGAAACTGTGTATTACGGTGGGGATATCTATGTAAACCCAAATGGGACATTTCCAATGGATAGTATTAGTGTCGGTTTTACAAGATGGCACTTAGACTATAGTGTTATATCATTTAATCCACATACGTTGAATACAGGTCAAGTAATATGGGAAAAACAGTATTTCTATAATGTGGTAAATCATTACACAAATTATGACTTGGGATATATTGATTTCACAATGGATAATGGGGGTAGAAGAATCTTCAAAATAATTGATGATGGTGTTGAAAACTTAGTATTAAGAACTACAGGTCAATGGAGTTCGTATGGGGCTTCAGGTCCTGAAGAATCGGTGACACTTTATCTTACAAGAGTAGGTCCATAAAAAAACCCCTCTTTATCGGAGGGGTTAATAATTTAAAAAAGTTCTGACTTGGGTAATTTTTTTGGATTGACTAAGTAATATTCATTTAAGAATGACATTACCTCATCATCGTCAATATCATATTCTTCTGAATAATCAAAGTCATCGGAAAACTCGTCGTCAAAATCTTCACCAAACGCATCACTAATTTTATTTTTAGAGTCGAAATCAAATCCAAACCCGATAGTTTCATCTAAGGAGATTTGGTCGGTTCTAATCTCATCTTCTTTGTCAAATAACAATCTAAATGTCACATCTAATGTTTCTGATGTTTCATTAATATAAAAGGACACTAATTCTTTAACTTCCATAATTTAATCTTTACTTAAAAAATATCTAAAAATTACTTAAAAGTTAAAATATTTAATTATATTTTTTAAACCTTTTAAACATATCCAACGATTTGGTTACTTGTTCCATAATTGGTTGAGAATCTTCTTCATCAAAATCACCCCCAAGTTCAATTGTAAATTCATCATCGTTTGACTCATCTTCGTCGCGAGTTAAATCAATGCTAAATTCTTCATCGTCAAAGTCACCGTCTTCGAATGGTATGATATCACCTAAATCAAAATTTAAGATGTCGTTTTCAAAATCAACAGTACCGTGTTTAACGTCGTCTTCTCTATCGGCAATCATATCTAATGGTGGTCCAACCTCTTGTTCATCTAATTCAAAATTAAAGTCAGTATCGTATTCTACTTCGTGTTTCGGCCAATCTTCAGATGGGTCTTCTTCATAATGAAAAGGTCTTTTAGCCGGTTTACTTAAATGTTTTTTAATGTCAGATTTCGCAGATTTTTCGGCTTTATAATCAGATTCTTCATCAGAAAATAACCCGGTACTTTTGTTATCAAATCTCATTTCATTGATACTTTCATTGATACCGTAATTTTTATATTCACTAACTTCACCTTTGTTATTAACTGTGATACCTTCTTTATCTTTAGCCATATCAACAACATATAATGGTGTCATATTACTACCACCATATTGTGTCACATAACCATCGTAGATTGTTTTATGTTTGTCTAAGATGTTTTCTCTTTCCTCGTTTGTTACATTGAAAAAATATTGATTCATAATTTTTGTTTTCTTATAAATATCATTTATTGATTAATAATCATCTTCTTCATCATCCTCTTCATCTTCATACCCGTCTTCATAGTAATCTTCATCCTCGTCATCGTCATTCTCTGTCTTATCAAATTCTTTTGACATTGGGAACATCATATAAATTTGCATAAGAGTTGAAGTATCCCTTCTCATACGTCTATCAACTGATTGGGGGGTTATTTCTTTATCATCATCCTCAAGCATCGTCATAGCTCCTGAAATCATCACATTACGAACTTCATCGGCGTGTTCTATAGCGTATTTTAAAGCGTTTTTATTACTAATGTTTTTATATTTGATAAAATGTTCTAATCTTTCTTTACCACAAGATAAGAAATACCCTGACTCAAGCATATTAACAATACCTGTCGCTCGAATGGCGGTTAAAAATAACTTTAATATTTTCCAATGATAGTTTTTTAATATTTGACGATTTTTTAAAACAAAGTTCGACAAAGATTGTTGACTCTCAGTTAACTTTTTTTTAGGTTTAACTGACTCTGTACGTCTTTTTCTTCGGTTATTAAAGTCTTCCTCATATAACCAAATATCTTCACCTGAGATTAAGTTAAGACGAGAACCATTGTCCCAATCAACGTAATATAAGTCATCCCCAAAAACATTACTTGAACTTAAAACAGTCCCCGCAGTTCCCGGTGGGACCGAAGAATAAGGGTCGGACATTTTGAGTACAACGACTCTATCTCCTTTTTGTAATTCTGGATTCATATTTTGTTTTTATTAGATAAATATAATTAATAAGGTATTTATATGTATGAAAAAAACTATTTTAATAACTGAAGCACAACAACGTGTAATTTTGTGCGAGTTGGCTAATAAGGAAATTGATAGTACAATTGGTGAAAACGATAAATTAGTTAAACGAATTGCGTCCCAAGCCTCAGAACAAATTAAATTTGATTTAAGTATTTTAGGGACATTTAGTTTGGCGATTGGTGGTTTAATGGGTCCGTTGGAGAAATTTATCCGTGGAGAATACCCTCAAATGTCAACAATGGAAATTAGTTTATTGTTAGCGGGTGTTGGGTTCCAATATATGTTGGATAATAAAGTTCCGTTATCAAAATTAATCCAAAAGATTAAAAAAGATGGTTTGTATGATATCTACCAAAAAGTTCTTAAAAAATCTGACGTATTAAAAGATTCTTTCTTATCATTTGTTGATAGCTTAGGGGTTAGTGTTAAAAAGACGGCAAATATTATGGGATATACATTCTTAATCCCATTAATACCTCTTATCTATAATATGGTTACTAATGGACAATTCAATGAGAATGATACCGTTGAAATAATTAAAAGATTGTCAGGGTTTGTTGGTCTTAATTATGGTGGTATTGGTCTAAAAGAATTGTTATCATTGATGATTAATAGATTTAGAAGTGAAAATAATTAAATTCATTTGACTTTTATTTAAATTGATGTTATAATTTGTTTATACAATAATAAAATTAATAAATAAAAATTTATGTTTAACAAAAATTATCCTAACTTATTTGAAAGTTATTTAACTAATGAAACTGATTTGTTCGAATCTTTCTTCAACCAAATTAACAACACTTTAAAACCAACAGTTGGGGAAACTAAAGCCGAAAACGGTGTTAATGAAGATGGTAGTAAATGGTACAAAACTACATTCACATCTAAAGATGGTTCTTATACTCAATCGGTATATACCTCAACACCTAATTTGACAACTACTTGGTCACCAAAAAGAAAACCATCAAGTCCAGCATCAAAAACACCGTCATTCACAGATTCTGCGGTTTATGAACTAACAACATTGTTGAATAAAGCGGTTGAAACTCAAAATTATGAGGAAGCGGTTAGATTGAGAGACGAAATCAAAACATATGAAAAATATGCTGACGAGATTATGACTCTTAAATCAAAATTGGAAACTGCGGTTTCAACTCAAAATTATGAAGACGCAATCAAATGGAGAGACAAAATCAATAAATTTACTAATAAATAATATTAGTAAATCTTAAATTAAAAAAGGTCATATTACTATGACCTTTTTTTTATCTCTGATAATTTAATATTTGGGTAATTACTTGTTGTTCTTCATCAGGGGTTAAACCGTGAATGTCTCTATGAGTATCGAACCAATCATTAACAACAACTTCCATTGGTACTTTTCTTAACTTTGAAAGTCGTTTAAATCCTTGATATTGTGCAGGAATTTCGTGTTCCTGAGTGTAATATTCTATGGGGGTGTCAGGTTCTTGTTCAACTCTATCAAATTCCCCGTGATATTCTTGTTTAGAATGTTCCATTTCGTGAGCCAAGACCTCATTTAATTCTCCGGCCAATTCGTATAGTTGTTTTGTTATCGTATTTGGGTTGTATTCGATACCAATTTCAATAACATCGTCATCGGGTGAATAGTAACCATCAACTCTATACCCCCCAATAACATCATTAGTTTTCAATGTCAATTCTACAGAATACGTTTGTTTTGTATTTAAAAACTCATATTCGTGTTCACCGGTAATATCTTCAGGTAAATAAACACTACCTTCTTTTTTCTGTTTTACAGTATTAAGGATGTCTTTAACGATAGTTCTAATTGCTAGTCGATTCATACGAATTTCATTTAATTGTTTTGTGTCCAACTCAAGTTCTGACGAATATACTAAAATTTGTTCAATTTTAAAATGTTTAATTTGTAATGGTTCTAAAAATTCTAAAATTTCTTGTTCAATTTGTCCTAACATATACAATTGGTTCGTTAAATCCATAATATCCATAATACCATTATTCTCATTAAAGTCAAAATTGCTCTCTTTAAAAAGAGTAAGGACTTTTTTAAATGTTTCATTTAAATTAAAGATGGTTACGGAAATTGTGTAAAATTCAGTCCAATCACCAATTCTTACCATTTTTTTATTTTTGGGTAAAAATTGGAACATATAATCAAATGAATAATAATCTTTTTTAAATTTAAAATGTTTTTTAACTAATCTTTTATTGATGTTATCAATAACCTTTTTTGGTAAAACTTTATTTACAGTTTTTATGTCTTTTTTGTCGTCCATATCTTAATTCAATATACTTATAAATACCAAATATGGTATTAAACTCAATCTCATTTATTTTTTTATGGAATTAATATCAAGTCACCCGATTAAAAAGTCGGATTTAGGCTTTCACGGGAACCTATTCGGTGGGTCATTATTGAAGTGGATTGATTCGGCAGCTGCGGGATATGCGATGCAACTATGTGATACACCAAGAATGGTTACTGTCTCAATCGACAAATGTAATTTTGAAAAACCTGCTAAGGAAAATCAATTGTTAAAAATTTATGGTTACCCATCAAGAATTGGGAATACCTCAATAACAATTTATATGGAGGCTAGGTCACATAATGTTTACACCGGTAAACAAGAATTAGTGTTGAAAACAAATATCACGTTTGTTAGGATTGATGACACAGGTTCCCCAATTCCAATAAGTGACAGAGTTAAAAATAAGATTAATAAGATACTCGAAGAGGTTGTATTAGTCTAAGAAATGAACCTTAATTTTAAGTTCTGACGAACCTTTAATGACTCTATGATAAACACCTTCAGGGATTACAATTTGTGTCCCTGGTGTTAATCTTTTTGGTAATTCATTATCAAATTGAATCTCCCATCCATCACCCTCAATAACTTCAACCAATCTATCTTCACGGTCTCGATGCCATTTTAATTCCTCATCATCAACACTTTCACTAAAAATTCTAATTTTACAATCCTCGGTTATGATTTCATCGTAAGGTTCTTCTTTTTTCTTTGTAAATAAATGAAGTAATACAATTAATATCGAACCACCCGGTAACATAAATAAACCGGCCATCCCTAACCTCTTTGCGGTTCTTTTAAAAACTAATTTTAACTCGTTAGATATTTGTTCACGTTCTTCTTTTGATAGATTTTTTTTCTTAGTAACTAAATGTTTAAATGCTAGTTTAGCGTCGTCACTAGAATTTTTTAATTCTTCCTTAAATGTGGTTTTTATTCTATCGGTGTTTTTCTTAATTAAACTAATCGTGTCGTCAACCTTATTTTCATTTATTTCTTCATCTGAATTATCCGTATCCAATTCTTCAACATCCATATGTAATGAAAACCCTTCAAACTCATCATATTTTTTGACTATACGGGTTAAAGCAATATTAAGTGTTTTCTCCGCAGCTTTTATAAGTAAATCGTTATTTGGTTCAATTGTGTTTAACCTAACAATAACTCTAGCGGTCATCTTATCCATACCTACCCAATTAGTATTTTCAGGCCCAACAAATTCTACTTCAAAATAAGAATCCTTAGAATCATATCCTGACAAATAATTCTCCAATTCGGTTTTAAAATCTTCCGATAATGAAACTAATGAATCAAATCTTTCAGGAACATCTGTATTATAATATATTCGGTAATTAATTGAATTAACAAGTCTACTCATTCGTGCTAATTCACGAATTTTAGAATTAAAAACTTCTTCGTTTTTGTGAGCTTCCCAAAACCAATTAGAGTTTATATAAATGTCGAATCTTGGTTTTTCATTATATACGTCATACAATTCGTGAATTAATTCAACTCTTGGTAAGTCATTAATCACAACATTTAATTCTTTACTAGTTAATTTAATCGCGTATTTTATATATTTTTCAAATATATTTTTAACTTGTTCTTTTTCCATATTACCAATTTCTTGAAGATTTTAATCCTAATTTTTTTGCGTATCTACCAACATTACAACTCCAATATCCTGCCATTGTTCTATCAGTCTTTTGGTCGCAATTATGTCTTGCTCTAAATGATTTTGCGGCTTTCTTATTATTATTTTTAACTCTTAAATTGGGGTCACCAAAAGTAACTTTCTTAACAGTTCCTTTACCTGTCTTAACATATACCGCGAATTTCTTTGGTCCACCTGGTGTTCTAAAAGGACTACCTAATTTCACATTCTTACCTCGGTGTAATGCTTCATTAATCGAACCCTCCAATTCTTCGTGTTTGAATACTTCCGAATCAAAATCTCGACTTTCAATCGGCGCATATTCGAATGTGAAAGTGTCTCGACCAAATGGGTCACGGTCATCAATATCAATTCTTTCTAAATCTTTTTTGAAGTAGTAAGGTTTATTTTTATTAATAAAAACAAAATAATCAAAATCTAAATCTAAAAATCTTTTGAAATGTGGAACACCGGTAACTCTAAAATGTCTAATAGAAGTTTTAAACAGAATATTATATATATTACCCATTAAGAATAATTTAGTAATACCATCAAATGTTATACTAAAGTATCTCATAGACCCCATTTTTTTAATGATTTTTACTACGTGGTCTTTATCTAAATTTAAATTCTCTCTAAGTTCAGTTTCCTCCTCACTTTCTTCCTCATACATTGGTGCGTCCAAATAAACTTCTTCACCACCCTCAAGGATTACTTTTTTACCTAAATCAGACTCAACTAACCAACTATCTTCTTCATTTAATGTGATTAAATTTTTATTGTATAATTTTCTAACTTCATTAATGATGTTGAAGAAATTCTCAGAATAAATTCTAAATACGTTTTCAGATAATGAAATTTCATTTTCTAAATGATATTTTAACTCCGTAGAAACATTAACTTTTTCAGTTAATTTCATAGGTGTCTTTTTACCCCATTTTTCACCTTTACCTTTGGTCCCACAAGCCGACGGTGTTGGTCTACAAGCCGGATATTTTGACCTATCCTCACCTTCACTTCTACCACAAGACTTACAAGTTTTTTTACCACTGGAATCTGTACGACAAGTGTTACAGTCAACCCAACCTTGTGATTTGCCTTTACCCCCTTGTCTTGAAAACCATCCGTGTAATCCTGATTCCTTTTCTTTACTGTAGTCAGTCTTTTTTGCTTCATCAATTGGTTCAACTTCTTCTTTCCAAATTTTACCTTGACGACATTTAACTACCGCACCTGACGCATACGCTGATGGCCAAGTATCATATTTTTGTTTGGCTAATCTAACACATCTATCGTCCTTTTTTTTCTTGTTAGATTCATTAAGGACCTCATATATTAATTTATCAATATTCATACTTGATTGTTTTATTAAATAAATATCCCTATCTTTGGGTTATGAATAATAAATATCTATATATCCTAAGAGGTTTACCAGGAGCGGGTAAAAGTACATTAGCAAGAACTATCGGAGCCGTTTATTTTGAGGCTGATATGTTTTTTTTGGAAGGTAAAGAATATAAATTTAACCCAACCAAATTAAAGGACGCGCACGCTTGGTGTCAAAACCAAGTTAGAATATCTATGAAGAATTCCGATTCAAAATTGGGGGATAGTAAAATTGCCGTTGCAAATACTTTTACACAAGAATGGGAAATGCAACCATATATTGATATGGCGAAAGAATATGGGTTTACCGTATTTACGTTGGTGGTTGAAAATCGTCACGGTGGAACAAATGTTCACAACGTTCCCGAAGAAGTAATTGATAAAATGAAAGAAAGATTTGAAATTAAATTATGAAACTAATTAATATATTTTTTAAAACTGTCCAAATATATATTGCACTTAAAATATGTGCGGCATTGTACTTGGTACATTACTTACCTAAACAACATTCAATAGATAGTGTAATATGGTGGGTTTCTGTATTAATACTTGATATGTGGTTAAATTTAGTCGTATTCAGTGATGATACGGTTAATATCACTATTAAAGAACCTGAGAAGACTGATGACGAAAAAGAATAATTATTTAGAACGACTTCGAAATAAGAAATATAATCCAAAGAGTAATCCCGAAATACAATATAATACGAGATTTGCTTTCATTAAACTTCCTGTTAGAGTAATAAGATAATATTGAACCACGTCGAACCCGAAAGGATTGAAAAACATCGCTAACACAAGACATTTTACTGCCAGATTTTCCATAAAGATTTTCTTCCAAGTCTTGATTTGTTTCCCCATCGTCCATAGATTTTAATTTAAGATTTATGCACATAATCGCATTTTCTTGTCTAAATATAAATACGTTAATATTTATAAAAGAATACTAAAAAATTCTATTATGAAAAGATATATTATCGACGAAAACAAACTTCGTGAAACAATACGTAAAAGATTACTTGAACAATCTTCTAGTGAAGAAAAACAAGAAGAACAAAAACCAAGATGTTTAACTAACAACATAATCCCATTGGACCATATTGTTGGTAAAGTTAATGACGTTCAAACATACGCACCCGGTGTAACTAAAAGAGGTGGTGGAATTAACTCAATGGTGGATACTTTAGGTATTTTAAATAACCTTAGATTGTTTAAAGACATATCTGATGGTGGGTCTCATTTATCATATGAAATGATGAACCATTTAAATCAATATCGTAACAAAAACTATTATGATGAAACAACAGGTAATTGTCATAAGGCGATAGATAAAGTGGTTGAGTTGTATAAAGAACACGAACACGGTACAGAATTAGTTAAAGACATAGAACGTGTATTAAATCTTCAAACTAAAGATGATGAGTTAACACCATCTTCAAGAGCAAAAGAATATTTGAAACAATGTTTAAACCTTATCAAAGGTAAATAAAAAAATCCGATTAGGACCGTTACCGTTATGGTGACACTTAAAGGGGAAGGTTCGCTACCATTCCCCTTTTTTAATGCGTGATATTTATTAATAAAAACAGTTATGAAACAAAAAATTAAATGGTTCTTTACCGAATTAATGAATATGTATTCAGGTAAAAAGTCTTACTTCTCAAAAAAGAGAATTGAGTCAGGGATTGCGTTTGTAATCGCACAATGGGGGATGATATTTTTCTTATTAGAAAAACATTCAACATTAAGTATGGGTGAATTTGTTTTATGGGCAACAGTTGAATTCGCGGTTGCTGGTTGGATGGTGACTAAAATCCAAAAAGAAAAAGCAACAAATACAGAAAATACGGATGAAACAGAAAACCCTCAATAAAGAGGGTTTTTTTATAACAAAAATTTAAGGATTTGTTCTTTAATTCCGGATTGTTTAATCCCCTCTTTCATTTTTTTAGTATGAACGAAGTTAGGTAAAGCACTTAAATCTAAATCATCAATAGTCACCCAATGTGTTACTTCAGGGTGGTTATTTAACCAATTGGTAATCTCAGTTACTCTGTTACTTTCTAAGTCACTCATTGTCTTTAAAACAACATTTGGCGTAAAATCAATTGGGGATTTAGTTACACCATACACTTTGAACATATCTTGTAATTGTTCCAAAGTACAATGTAGTTTCCAATCAGATGATACAACAATCTCAGCGTCAGTTAATTCCAACACCTCATTCAATACTTTAACCGCTTTTGCGTTGAAGTTATCCATCTTGATATGTGCGGGAATTTTTGGGTCATTGACATACCCTTCACTTTCAGGGTTCGCCAATTTCCATTTTTTAATCTTTTTAATGCGTCCACCCCACTCGGTAGATAAACACATTACACCATCGTTATCTAAAAATATTACTTTCATAAGTTATTTAATTTGGTATGCAAAATAAATTTCTTTTCTCAATTTTATTGCGTCTTCGTAGTTACCGATAACAACACCATTCTTAATTGTAAATGCGTGACCTTTAACTATGATGAAGAATGTTCCTTCAGGATTCTTCTTAATGAATGTTCCAACAGTCATTTTTCTTTTAACAACCTCACCCTTTACTTTAACATCGTAATGTAATGCTCCGTATGTTCCACCAATCGGTTTAATTTTCTTGTAATTACAAGTATAACGAACTTCCGCTAATTTGTTAAGTGTTGCGAATGTACCACGAGTCCCTTGTCTTGGTTGTCTACCAAATTTCTCAGAGATTATCTTCCACGCTTTGTCATAAGGAATATCAAACGATGATGCGAATGCTCTTACAACACAATCATTAGTCTCTGATTTAGCGATTGATGAATCCTCGTATCCTTTAATCGCTTTAGATGTTATTTCGTAGGGTGCCTTTGTTTTCATATATCAAAGATACAAAAATTTCTCAAAGTACAATAACCTTGGGGATAAATTTTTTGATATCTATTGACTATTCGGATTCCTTTTCTTTCAGTTTTTTTTCAAGTTCAACAATTTGTGAGAACCCACTTAATGCAAACATACCAGCACAAGCCCAAGCAATCATTTCCCAAGTTGAGTTACGAGAAACATAAGCATCATATAACGAGAAAATACCACCAATTAATAATGAGTACTTGTTAAGTACCTTCATTACTCTTTCAAATTTTTCCATATCTAAATCTTTTTAATAAACATAAACTAAATTATTGATTATTTCAAAACACCTTACTAATTATTCGAAAAAAGTATTAACTTTGTTGTATGGCAAAAAAAGTAATTGAGACGGAACATAAAAAATGGGAGAGAGTGTATGAGTTTGATGACTACACAACCATTTGGAAATTTGATAGTAAAAGAAGTTTAATCAATCCGGTTGAGGTTGAAATAAAATATAAGTCAGAAAGGAAAAAGACGATTAAGTCAGATTAACAATCTTTTGGATTGTCCTTGGTTGCGTATTTAACCCCCATAATAGTACCGACGATACTAAATGCGTTTGTTAATAGGATTCCGAACATATTACTCCAAGCAGGTCCGATTGTGTTAACTTCCCTATTCATAATGATTGAGAAGACATACATACCTGTAGTAACGATTGCAATAAACGCAATAACCCCTAACGCAACTTTAACGATATTACCCATCAATTCGGTTTGGGTTTTTTTCTGTAATAAATCTAAATCGGTTAATGCGTTAGTTTTTGCGTGTTCAGCGTCTTCCCGAGCCGAAACAGTTCGTTCCATTTCATCTTGAAGTTCTTGTTGAATTCTTTCATTCTCTTCTTTCCAAGATAATAGTTCGTTATTTTGATATTCAATTTGTTTTTTATCAAATTCCGAACTATCTAATGTGGTTTGTAATTCACCTAAAATACGAGTATTCTCGGTATTTAATGTTTCGAGTTCATTGTTCTTTTTTTGAATTTGTTTAGTAATTT